CGTCTGATTGCACGTACCGAGATTGGTCGCGCCTCTACCGCACTGACACAGGCCCGTTCGCTTTCAATTGGCTCCATTGGGTATATCTGGCGAACGGCAGAGGATGGTGACGTCCGCGAGTCACACGCAAGAATGGAAGGGGTATTTGTCCGCTGGGATAATCCGCCAACACTCGACGGGATGACCGGGCATGCTGGCGCACTGCCAAATTGCCGCTGCTACTGTGAGGTTGTGTTCCCGCACTCGAACGTTGCGGCTTTACGCAATGACGGCCAGCAACGAACGCTTGATGGCATGCGCATTCCAGCGGCGGGAGGGAAAGCCATTCGTGTTGCTGCATGATCGGCAGCGCTGAGGGTAAAACTCAGGAAAATGGCGCACTGGCCCACTGTTTGGTCTGAACAGCAATAGTGGCGATTTGTTGCGAAAATGTTATCGTCAAAAAACTGGGTATTGCCCCTAGTTAACCTTCTCATTTACCCCTTACGACCCGTTTTCTGAACGAGTGCCAATTCGCCAGTGCGGTAAATGACTCTTATGTTAAATAGCACCGATTTTTAGACAATTATCCTCCACCGAGAAGACTGCCGCAGGCGGTCTTTTTTTATGCCTGCAGGTAAATGATGAAATATCTATTTAGCAGTCGCCTGGGCGAAACCCGGTATCGGCTCAGTGACGGTTCGCTGCTCTGCAAAGACGTACCTATCGCCCGTATCGGTTCGCAGCTGTACAGCGCACTCGACCTGCCAAAGATAAAGCCCGATGCAGACGGTGAAATCGTCGTTGAGCGCACCGCTGACGAGGTATTTAGCCTGGAAACGTTGGCCTCCTTTGAGGGTATGACAGTAACCCTTCTTCACCCAGAGGATGAAGAAGGGAATATCAAATTTGTCGATCCGGAGAACTGGCGGAAGTTAGCCGTTGGACACCTTCAAAACGTGCGCCGTGGTACCGGCTCACAGTCAGACCTGACGATTGCAGACCTCATCATCAAGGATGAAGAGGCGATCGACTACATCGAAAACGGGCTGCGCGAGGTTTCGTGCGGCTACGACGCCGAGTATGAGCAAACCGCCATCGGCAAAGCAAAGCAGTACCAGATTACCGGAAACCATGTGGCTCTTGTCCCAAATGGCAGGGCCGGATCACGTTGCGCAATTGGAGACAGAAACACGATGGCAACTATCAAAAAAAGCTGGATTAGCCGCTTTAAACAGGCGATGAAAACTGGCGACTCAGACACCATGAATGAACTGCTTGAATCGGCACCGACGGGCGATGAAGGCGATTTACCTCAGGGCGTCAACCTGAACATTAACCTTGCGCCACAGCATCCAACGCCGAGTTCTGATCCTGAGATGGGCGGCCTGAAGACGGGCGACAACGAGGAGCAAATCCCGGCATGGGCGCAGGCGTTAATCGCCCGTCTGGATAAGTTGGAAGGTAAAACCACCGACAGCGACAATCCGGAAGACAAGGATAAAACAGGCGATGCCGAAGAGGACAAGGAAGAGAAAACCACTGCAACGGGTGATTCTGCTTATCGCGCTGAACTCATTATGCCGGGTATCGACCTGACGCAAAAAATGAAGCCGACAGCGTTCAAGCGTCATGTGCTGGCTTCTGCCGATCAGGCACTGGTACGTCAGATTGTTGGTGATGCCGCCATCAAAACGCTGCCGAAAGCACATATTGAAATGGCGTTTAACGCTGTATCTGAGCTGGCAAAAGGCCGCAACACGCAGGCTGCACGCACCGCTGATGCCGCGAAAAAAGTAGGCACCTCTAACGCTGCTATCAACCAGCAGAACAAAGACTTCTGGTCTAAACGCTAAGGAAAATCCATGAAAAATGCACTCCTTTACCGGATGCCGGTTGGCATCGCCGGTGCTATTTCACGCCCTCAGGATCTGACCGTCGAGCCTGTAATTATCAATGCCGCCAACGCGTTCACTGCTTATGGTCTGGCGGGAAAGTTTGTTGATGGCCTCTTCGTGCCGCTTGCAGATGGTGATACCGCAGCCGTGATTCAGGGTATCTACGTTCGTCCGTATCCGACGACCTCAACACCGGATCTGGTTCGCCAGGTCGGTTCAGACAAGAACTTTGCGGGTGATGCGATGAAGCGAGGCTACATGTCTGTTGCTGTTGGCTCTGATGCGACAACTATCACAAAAGGGGCGCCGGTTTACGTGGTGGTGAGTCCTGATGACTCCATCGACGTGCCGCTGGGCGGCTTTATGGCGAGCGCTGTCGCCGGCAAAACGGAGGCTCTGCCAAATGCGCAGTTCACCGGTGCGGGCGATGCCGATGGCAACGCTGAAATTTCCTACAAGATTTAAGGATCGACAATGCAGACTTTTGACCAACAGACCATTGATAGCACGGGTGCTTTCCTGGTCGGCGAGCTTGAGCGCTTAGACCAGACCCTGAACGCACCACTGGTAAGCTACACCTGGTCGCGTGACATTCAGTTGCGCGAAGATGTATCCATCGCGGACGACATCTCCAGCTGGACCAACACCAGCTTTGCCGCTGCTGGTACCGGCGCTAACCCTAACGGCAAGAACTGGGTTAGTAAGGACTCCACGGCGATTGCTGGCGTTAGCGTCAATATCGCCAAAGACGGCAACCCCCTGAACCTCTGGGGTATGGAACTCGGCTGGACCGTTATTGAGCTGGAAGCCGCTGCACAGGTTGGCCGTCCGATCGACACCCAGAAGTACGACGGCATGCAGCTGAAGTGGCAGATGGATAACGACGAGCAGGTTTACATTGGTGACAGCGCTCTGAACCTGAAAGGGTTGCTGAACCTCAACGGTGTTGCTCCGACCAACGCGCCAAAAACGTGGGCGCTGTCCACCAATGATGAAATCCTGGATAGCGTTAACGCCATTCTGACGGATGCCTGGCGGAACTCTGCCTATTCAGTGGTGCCGTCAGAGCTGCGCATTCCACCGACGCAGTATTCCCTGCTGGCGAGCCGTAAGGTTTCTGAGGCGGGCAATATGTCCCTGCTGACCTATCTGGCCACCAATACCATCGCTTTCCATAACAACGGGCAGCCACTGGATATCAAGCCGATTAAATGGCTGGCAGGCCGTGGTGTAGGCGGCAAAGATCGCATGATGGCTTACACCAACGATAAGAAGTACGTGCGTTACCCGCTGGTGGCCATGCGCAGTATCCCGATCCAGTATCGCGGCCTGTATCAGCTGGTAACTTACTACGGAAAACTCGGTGCCGTTGAACCGGTTTACCGCGAAACCATTGCCTACGTTGACGGCATCTAATCCCCTTTCACGCAGCCCCGAAAGGGGCTTAGCAGGAGCCTGACATGGCAAAGAAAACACTGGTCGAAATTCTGGTTCATACGCCGTTCACCTTTACGGAGAGCAACGGCGAGAAAACACCCTTTGCGTCGGGGCGCCACAGCGTAGAGAAAGAGGTGGCTGAGCACTGGTTCGTTGCGGCACATGCTGACCAGACGGGCAGCACTCTGGACAGCGGCGGCGATACCGCGTTACTGACCGCTGAGATCGACAGTCTCAAAGCTCAGCTGGAAAAACAGGCCAAACTGATTGGCGAACAGGCTAAGCAGATTGACGCGAAAGACACTGCTCTCGGGTTGCTGACCGCTGAGGTCGACAGTCTCAAAGCCGCTGGAGCTGGAGCCAATGTCAAAAAATGAGTCGCTTCCATCCGTAGTTGATTTTCGTAACGCCTTCCCGCAGTTCAGCGATACCACCCGATTTCCTGATGCTCAGGTCGAATTTCGCCTCAACCTGGCTGACGTTTTGCTGAGCGAGAAGGTAACGGGGAAAAAATTATTCCCTTATTTCGCCGAACTCTTCGTGGCGCACTACATAGCGCTGTGGCTGGCCGACAGTAATGCCGCTCTGGTGGGTGGTGCCGGAGGGTCAACCAATGGCGTGCAGGCGTCGAAGTCAGTGGATAAGGTCAGTGTCAGTTATGACACGGGCGCAACGCTGAATCCCGAGGCTGGCTTCTGGAACAACACGCGTTATGGCGCTGAGTTCTGGCAGCTGATCACCATGTTTGGTGCGGGAGGTCGCCAGCTATGAGGAGCGGTGTAACGATAACCGGGGACAACGCCCAGGCGATCATTGATGCGCTTAAAAGCCTCGCTAAAAAGGATGTGCTGGTGGGGATCCCCGGCGAAGACTCCGAGCGCGATGATGTGCCGTTTGGTAACGCCGGTATCGGCTACATCAACGAAAACGGCTCACCTGCGCAGAACATCCCGGCACGCCCGCACCTCAAGCCGGGCGTCAGCTCTGTGCAGGATAAAACCATCCCCCTGTTAATGCAGGCGGCGCAAAACGCGCTGGATGGCAACACCAGTGCAGCTGAGCGGGCGCTGGACCAGGCAGGAACGGTCGCAGCTGATGGCGTCCGGCGCTACATCACTACGGCAGGCTTTACGCCGCTGGCAGGCAGCACGGTCGCAGCGCGTGCGCGGCGCGGCAGAAAGGGAGCCATTGCAGAAATGAACAGTCGGGCGGCCGGTAACGCGCCGGACAATTCAAATGCCCGCCCTCTTATCGACACCGGGCAATATCGCCGGGCCATTACCCATATTGTGAGGGATAAAGATGCCGACTCTTGATATGTCTGAAGTTCTTCTCTCGCCAGAGTTTCTTGATACCACGCTGATCGTGAAGCGAAATGAGCAATCAGTTGATGATGATGGCTTCACTACAAACATCATTACCGAAACCCCATTTGCTGGCGTGGTAACAGTTGACCGCTCACTTGAAGCAAGGCGTATGCAGGCCGGTCAGGTTATCGGCGGTGCCATCCTGATCGTAACTGTTTTTCGGTTAACGAACGGCAATACCGGTATTGATGCCGATATCGTCACTTATCGCGGGCGTGATTATCGTGTGACCTTTGTCGATCCTTACACTGCTTATGGTGCTGGGTTTGTTCAGGCCCACTGTGAGCTTCAGCCGTTCGATGGAGGTACCAGTGAGCAATGACAGTACGTCAGCGGGATACCTGACGCCTGTAGGCGCCGGTCCGGATTATGACGAGATGCTGGAGCGCGAGTTAAGCCAGTGGGTAAGGGCTGTTTCTGGTCTGCCAGCTGGCATGGTTCGCCCACGCTGGACGCCTGCACAGGCTGCGCAACCCGCCGCTGACGTCAACTGGTGTGGCTTCGGTATCACCAGCTTTGATCCAGACGCCAGCCCCGCATTTATTCAGGGGGGGGACGAAAGCAGTGCGCTATGGCGCCATGAAATGATCGAGTGCATGGCCTCGTTTTATGGTCCGTTAAGTCAGCGAATTGTGACCCAGTTTCGGGACGGAATCACCGTCAGCCAGAACAACGAGACAATTATTACCGCCGGGCTTTCGCTTTGTGACTACTCGAAGATCACCGCCTTTCCCGAACTCATCAATACCCAATGGGTGCGCCGGTACGACATCACAGTGCGCTTGCGCCGGAAGGTTGTCCGCGAATATGGCATCAAAACTCTGGTGGAAGCGCCAGTTACCTTTTTTGGAGATTAACCTATGCCACAGGGATTACCTTTATCCAACGTCGTCAACGTTGACGTCATCATGTCGCCGACGGCGGCAGCGGGGCGTAACTTTGGCTCACTTCTAATTCTCGGACCTTCGACCGTCATTCCCGTTTCTGAGCGCATCCGGCTTTACTCAGCACCTGAAGATATCGGAGAGGATTTCGGTACTGACAGCCCCGAATACTCAGCGGCGCTTATCTACTTCTCTCAGTCTCCGAAGCCGACGCAGGTTTACATCGGTCGCTGGGCAAAAACGCTGGCCGCTGCAGAAACCGGCAGCATTGAAACGCTGGCGCAGGCCGTTAACGCCGTTCTCCAGTTCACTAACTGGTATGGGCTGGGCATTGCTGATGATGAAGACCTGACGCCAGCTGAAATCATCGCCACTGCTGCAGCTATTCAGGCATCAAGCCTTAGCCGCGTGTTTGCCGTGACATCTGACGATCCCGGAATTATTGATGCAGCGTCAACCACTGACATTGCATCCACGCTTAAGGCTGCTGGTTATGGCCGCACGTTCATTCAGTATTCGACCAGCAGCAAATACGCCGCGCTGTCAGCGTTTGGTCGCGCGTTTACGGTGAACTTTAACGGCAGCAACACCACTATCACGCTCAAGTTTAAAACTGAGCCTGGTGTGACCTATGAAGCCCTTACCAGCTCTCAGGCCGCCGCCGTCGATGTAAAGAACGCGAACGTTTACGTTTACTACGCAAATGACACCGCCATCCTGCAGCAGGGCGTAATGGCTAATGGTGACTTTTTCGACGAGCGCCACGGACTGGACTGGCTGCAGAACTACGTCCAGACCAACCTGTTTAACCTGCTGTATACCTCAACGACGAAAGTTCCACAGACAGAGGCTGGTATTACCCGCCTGTTAACGAATGTGGAAGCCTCAATGGATCAGGCTGTCACAAACGGACTGGTTGCCCCGGGCGTCTGGAATGGTGGCCCGATCGGGCAGCTAAACCCTGGCGACACACTGACCAAGGGCTATTACGTGTATGCAGCCCCGCTGTCATCACAGGCGCAGGCAGACCGCGAGAAGCGCAAAGCTCCGCTGATTCAGATGGCATGCAAGCTGGCCGGCGCGGTTCATTACGCCGACGCCGTAATCAACGTATTCCGCTAAGGGGAAATCAATGTCGACATATAGTTTTATGGACATTACGGCGTCCATTGTGGGGCCGACCGGAGCTATTGATTTAGGTTATGGCTCTGCGAACTCTGATGAGGGTATTACGGTCACCATGACCGAAGCCAAAAACACCATGACCATTGGCGCCGATGGTGAGGTAATGCACAGCCTGCACGCGGGCAAAAGTGGCACGGTAACCATTAACCTCCTCAAAACCTCACCCGTTAACAGAAAGCTTTCACTGGCTTACAACGCCCAGAGCCAGTCCTCTGCTACGTGGGGAAATCTCATTTTTTACCTTCGCAACCATGCGTCCGGAGATATTGTCACCATCCGTTCGGCGGCGTTTCAGAAACAGCCTGACTGGAATAATCCCAAAGTAGCCGGAATGGTTGCTTGGGTGTTTGACGGCGGCAAGATTGATGAAATTTTAGGGGAGTTTTAATCGATGGAATTTGAACTGAAGGGCCAGCAGTACCGCACCGCAAAGCTCGATGTTTTCACGCAGTTAAAGGTATCGCGAAAGCTGCTGCCCGTACTGGCCGGACTGATGTCCGAGTTTGGCACAATCAAAGCATTGCTGCCATCCAAAGCGCCAGCGGCTGAAGGCGGTGAGCCAGCATCTTATTCCATTAGCGACCTTGCGCCATTGTTTGAAAAGGTCATTCCGAAAATCGCCGACACCATGTCAGCGCTCAGTGAAGAAGATACCAACGCGATTATCTTTCCGTGCCTGACCGTTGTCTCGCGTCAGCACGGAAAGGGCTGGACGCCGGTATTCACCCAGGGCGAACTGATGTTTGATGATATCGATTTGTTCAACATGCTGCAGATGGTCGGTCGCGTGGTGGGCGACAGCCTTGGAAATTTTTTGCCAGAACTCCCCGCGACAGAGACTCAGACTCAGTAACGGAAGGGCTGACGCTCGAAAGCCTGCCTGATGGCGAGGATGTTTTGATGCGCCCGGTTGATGCCGGGTACATCAGCTATTCGGCGCTGAAAGATGGCACTGTTGACCTTGCGGATATTGCCCGAATGAACGACTGGCTGGACCTGAAAGCCGATAACGAACGCCGGATTGAGAAGTGGAGACTGGACAATGAACGCTGAGACTATCAAGGATTTTCTGGTAAGCCTCGGCTTTGATGTCGATGAGGCTGGCTCGGCAAAATTTGAAGCGGTGCTCACCGGCGTTACGGCTAATGCTTTGAAGCTGGGTGTCGCTGTAGAAGCCTCAGCGCTCGCTGTCGTGGCTTTTACCGCAAAGGTAGCCAGCGGTCTGGATAACCTCTATTGGGCGTCACAGCGCACTGGCGCAACCGTTCAGGGCATCCAGCAAATTGGCTACGCAATCTCGCAGACTGGCGGCAGCGCTGAGGCGGCGCGGGGTTCTCTCGAAAGTCTGTCCCGCTTTATGCGTAACAACCCGGGCGCGGAGGGATTCCTTAACAGATTGGGTGTGCAGACGCGGGACGCCAGCGGCAACATGCGCGATATGGCGTCCGTGTTTACCGGCGTCGGGCAAAAGCTAAGCAGCATGCCTTACTACCGCGCTAACCAGTACGCACAGATGCTGGGCATTGACGAAAATACTCTGATGGCGATGCGCCGTGGCATGGGCCAGTTCAGCGCGCAATATTCGCAGATGACAAAAGCGATCGGCTACAACGCGGATCAGGCTGCTTTAAGCGCCAATAAATTCACCACGTCTCTCACCGCGTTCAGCGAGATGGCAGGCATGGCGCGGGATAAAATTGGATCAAACCTGGCTGAGGGGCTGGCCGGTTCGATCGACAATCTGCGCAGGCTGACTCTCGAAAACTTCCCGAAGGTTGAAGAAACCATAACGCGCGGCGTTAAGGGCATCTTATGGCTGGCTGAGGTGATCGGGAGAGTGATATTCCGCTTTATCCAGGCGGCCGGTGACGTCAGAGACTGGTGGGCGACGCTGGACAAAAGCACGCAGCAGCTCATCGCCACGCTCGGCGGGCTGGTGGCTGCCTGGCGCATTCTGAACAGCGCGTTTTTAAAATCCCCGATTGGCATAATAACCCTGTTAGCACTCGCGATTACCGGTCTGTATGACGATTACAAAACGTGGAAAGAGGGCGGCAAGTCGCTTATTGATTGGGGCAAATGGGAACCCGACATTAATTCCGCACTGGAAAATATCGATAAGCTGACTCTCACAATTAAATCACTCGCTAAAGAGGTGGCCATACTTTTCGGTATCAACCCTGAGGAATGGAGCCTTAAGTGGGAATTCAGTAGCCTGACCCATAATCTGGGTGAGCTGGGGAAAATGCTGAAGTTGATCGGCGATCTGATGAACGCTATCAACGATGGCCGGTGGTCAGATGTTGCCAGTATCGGAAAGCAGCTGCTCAGGCAAGGCAGTGATGAACCGGATGCGATGCCAGGCATTACATCCAGCGCGATTGATACGCGAAACTGGTTTAAGGATAAATATCTTCAGGCTAACAACGCTCTCAATAATACCTACCTTCAGGCCAATAACGCGCTAAACAATACATACCTTCAGGCTAACAATGCGCTTAACGAGCATTTACCCGGCTGGGCTGGTGGTGCGGTTGTGAGGCAGCCTCAGCCCACAAAAGACGGCGCAGTAACGCTCGGCTGGCTGCAGCCAACGCTGGCAAAGCTGGAACAACTTTATCGCCTGCCTGAGGGTTTATTGCGTAGCGTGGCGATCACTGAGTCATCTGGCAACCCCAATGCTGTTTCACCCGCTGGCGCGCAAGGGCTTTTTCAGATCATGCCCGGCACCGGTCGGGATTTGGGGCTGCGCGGTAATGATGCTTTTGATCCGGTAAAATCCGCTCAGGCGGCAGCTAAATATCTCGGACAGCTGCTAAAAGCGAACAACGGCGACCTGTCAAAAGCGCTGGCCTCATACAACTGGGGGATTGGTAACGTCAAGAAGCACGGCATGGCGCTGATGCCACGGGAGACGCGAGAGTATATCCCTAAAGTGATGAGCAACATGCCCGATGCGAGTACCACCGTTAACCAGCAGAACACTTACAACATATACGGCGGTAACGCCCGCGAAATAGGTGATCAGGTTGGGCGTTCAGTCAGCGAAAAGGCTATCAGCATCGGTAAAAACAGAGCAGGAGTAAGTTAATGGATTTCCTCTCAACACTTTTCCACCAGCAGTCACGCAAGATTGGGATGATTGTGCCAAGCGTGGTGGTTTCTGAGAAGCACAGCGATCGACTCGAAATCACCGAGCACCCTGTCGAAGTTGGCGCGGCTGTTTCGGACCACGCTTACAAACTCCCGTCTGAGGTCATTATGCAGGTTGGATTTGCTGGCGGGGGCGCACTTCTCGACTTCGCCAGTAATCTTACCGCCAGCGGCCTGTTCGGAATGAGTCCGCGTGAAACTTACAACCAGCTGCTCAAGCTGCAGTCTGACAGGGTGCCTTTCGATGTGGTTACCGGAAAGCGGCTGTATAAAAATATGTTGTTGCAGAATCTTGAAGTAGCAACAGACAGATTAACTGAGAACGTATTGTCAGCAACATTAACGCTGCGCGAAGTCATTATCACCAGTACGCAGGCTGTACAGGTGGCTGAAAAATCAAATATGAGCACGGGGACTGCCACCTCAGCAGTTATCAACACCGGCACGAAATCACCGCAGCCGGCTAATGTATCCGTGCTCAAATCATCGGGGGCGCTCGATGGCCTTAAGGGAACCTCGTTCGGGAATCTGATAGGTATTCAATAATGGCATTTAACGAAATCCCACTCTCACCTGACAACCAGCTGTTCAGCTATGCAATCAGGGGCGTCAGCTATCAATTTCGGGTTTTATGGCGTGGCGACTGCTGGATTCTGGACATATCGGACAGCAATGACGTGCTCATTATCGGCGGTATTCCGCTGGTGACTGGCGTTAACCTGATGGAGCAACATCAGTATATGGGGCTTGGGTTTGGGCTGGTGGTGATCTGCGATGTCTCGGGGCAGGACTACCCGACAGAAACCGACCTTGGCAGCCTTAGTCACCTTTACGTTATAACGGAGTAAGCATGTCTCAGAACTGGATGCGTCACTTTGAACTGCAGCTTGTGAACAAAGACGGCAAAGGGATCGACCTTGGCGAGTTCAAAGTAACTTTCAATATTGAGTGGTTCAACCTCAGTAGCCAGACGCGGGTAGGCACGTTTAAAATCTATAACCTCGCCCCAAATACCGTCCAGCTCATCGTGGGAGAAGAATTTTCCCGCATCCGGGCGATAGCCGGATATAACGGTATCGCGCCTGACGTAAAGTCTGATCAGGTTGGTGTTGCGCGGCAGGTGGACGCGGATAATGTAGGGCAGCAGGACGGGCGCAACTACGGTGTGATTTTTGATGGCGAAATTCGTTACTCGCTGACCGGTAAAGAAAATCCCGTTGACTCCTTCGTGCTGATCCAGGCGACAGACTCACAGCAGGCCTATATCACCAGTATTACCAACACGACAATTGCAGCAGGGTATACAGCGGCTGACATGCAGAAAGTGCTGATGAAAGATTTTTCAGCTAACGGCGCAGAGCAGGGAAACCTCCCGGCCATGCCTGCGACGGTCTTTCCACGTGGTCGCACGATACTCGGCATGACACGCGATTACATGGACAATGTGGCAAAGCAGTGCAATGCCACGTGGATGTTCGTCGACGGAAAAATGGAAATGATTGCGGATGATGAAGTGGTGCATGAAGCCATCGATCTTAACAGCTACACTGGATTGATTGGTATGCCTCAGCAGACCATCGGAAACGGTATTAACGTTCGCAGTCTGATTAACCCCAACATCCGGGTAAACGGGCTGATACGGCTAAACCAGCGAGAAGTGTTAATCAATCGCGCCGCGCTGCCCGGTGGTGATATCAGCATGTCTGCTGGGCGAATCTTTGACCAGAATACTAACGGCAACAGCAATGTGGATTTGCCTGTGTCGCAACAGATGACGGCCAGCATTGCCACGGACGGCGTTTATAAAGTCGTTGGCATTATGTACACTGGCGACACAAGGGGCCAGGCGTGGTACATGGATATGATGTGCGAAGCGCGTGGTGCTATCGATATAAAAACGCAGGCGGCGTTTAACAGAGGTGGATGATGCGGATATTATTGTTGGTGATGGGGCTATTAACGGCATCATCATCCTACGCAGCTTTTCAGTGTGGCGGCTACAAGCTGACATTAAACGATGCAGAGGGACGTATCCGCGTCAATGGCGATTTAGTAACAAGTCAAAAAGTTAAATATCTAGGCCAGAAGGGTGATGAGGCTAACACCAAATGGGATATGGGCCTGATGCCTGCCAGTGATGGCAATAATTATGGTTTTGAGTTCATCAAGCGTAACGGAAAATCTTGGCTCAATGTCCAGCTGCTACAGAGCAGCATGGATGCGCCGCGAGTAATTGGATCTTATCCGTGTCAGAAAGTGGCAGATTAATGACAGCTAACAGTTAAGCTCACAACCTAAATTAATAAGTTAACCCGCTCCGAGCGGGTTTTTTATTGCCCGGAGAAATGAAATGTCAGTATCAAGTCAGAGCCGAAGCGGTGAGCTTTCGGAAGTGCTTAGAACCGAACGCGACAAAATTCTTAGTCAGTTACGCGTATCCATGCCGGGCATCATTCAGTCGTTTGATCCTGAGACAGTCACGGCTGTGGTACAGCCAGCCATCCGGTTTACGCAAAATGACAACGATGGCAACGCGGCAACGCACAATTATCCGCTCCTGGTTGATGTACCCATCGTGTTTCCTCGCGGCGGCGGCTGCACCATTACGTTCCCGGTAAAAGAGGGGGATGAGTGCCTGCTGGTTTTCGGTGATCGGTGCATCGATTTCTGGTGGCAAAGCGGCGGCGTGCAGGAGCCTGTGGATCAGCGCCAGCACGATCTGTCTGATGCCTTTGCTATCGTCGGCCCGCAGTCTCAGGCAAAGAAAATCAGCGGCATCAGCACCAGCGCCATGGAAATTCGTAGCGATGACGGTGTAACAAAGCTGAGTCTCAATCCGGGCAGCGGGGCGTTCACCGGCACGGCGCCTGGCGGGTTTAACCTGAACGGCCTGAAAATCCTGCCGGATGGTCGCCTGCAGCTGGTGGACGGCAGCATAGTTGACGGCCATGACCATGGCGGTGTGGAAAGCGGTGGAAGCCGGACAAATCCATTAGGGGGATGATATGCGATACCGCC